GTGCCGCCGGTGCAAGACCCCACCCACCAAATCCCTCTTCAGGAATTTGTTTGAGTGGTGCCCACCAGACCCAACCTTCCTCATTCGCTCTAGAGCGTTTGATTAAGCTGAGTCTGGGGGCTCTTGCACTGCAAGGACGTACAGAAGGCCATCTTTTGATGGCCTTCTTTAAAGCAACTTGAAATTGTCTACCAACAGAAGAAGGAGACGGGAATTTCATTCCCACCTTCTTACTGTTTGGTTCAGGGAAGAGAATCATTGAAAGTTCCCGAGAGATAGCTAACGCTGCCTCTTCAGGAGCACTCGTAAGAGTGCCAAGCTTAACTGCTTGACCATTAAATGGCTCCCTCCCTCTCCGGCAAAGAATTGCTCCGACACGGTCGAATCGTATTGTTGTATGATCCTTCCCTTCGGAGAAATTCGTTGCGTTGCGTTTCGCAGGTAGAAAGATCCTCGAAAGACGTGAAGACGTCTTGGGATCCCTGCCATACGCAGCGACCGATAAAAGTTTAGCGAAGCAATTCGCCAACTTACCGATACGGAGACAATTTCCAGGAGGAAGAAGACCGCCACCACCGTAGCATCGTGGGATGTAAGGCTGAATGCCATGGTATCTAAGCCATGACGGTAATTTCGGGTATAAACACCGGATTACTCTCCTTACTTTCCTACACGTTACTGCGGTGACCCCCGCAGACTCGACTGCCATACCAATTTTTGCCCATAGTGGGATCTCTGATCTCACTGGTGAAAATTGAGAACCAACTTCGCCACCAACAAATCCTGTTAAGGGAATTGCTGTTGATCGAACGGTTCCGACTGATCTCTCCCATCGCTGAGAGTCCCTCTTTACCAAAAGAGGAGCTCCTAACATTGGGAAGGCCCGGTTGTAATTGGCATCTCGTCTCGAGGGGCCTTGAATATCCCGTGTTGTTGCCTTCTTAGTCTTCAGGTAGTGAATTTGCTCCAAAAAGACAAACTTTCGTTTAGTAACGAAATGTTTTGTTTTTGAGAAACTCGCTCCTGAAGCTTTGGCAACCCAATGATATGAATTAATCCATCTCATTGGTCCCCGTCCGACAAGATCATCACCGCAAAGTGATTGAGTCTTCCGGACCTGAGTGCGAACTCGGGGGGATACACTCTGGTCAGCGAAATCTAACCAGAAGAGGTGTGCAATTGATAGCATGGACCATGTATGGCCCAATCCCATCAATGTACCCCTCTGGGAGACAATAGTGCTTCCGTCAGAGTACCAAAGTTTCTGGGGTCCACAAAGGACAACCAGGGCTTTAGTAACCCATTCGGGAAGCATCATTGAATCTTCAAGGCCGGCGGTCAGCGCTTGCAATAGCTCAAAAGAGAGGGTATCACTCGCAGCGGTCAGGTCAGAAGAGACGATAAAATCTCCTTCAACCGGCCGGTTCGAGCGACCCACTCTCTCTGCCGCGATCTCATCATGGCCTGTTAATACATCACGACACTGAGGTGTCTGTGATAGGCCAGATAAGAGGTAGGGGCGTATAAATGAAGCTACGACAGTCTCTGACAAATCAGGGATCGTGGCAATACGACATTTATACCCGCGTTCAGGTAAAGACAACACTTTATTGGATGGGTAATCATCTTGAGAAAATAATTCTTCAAGAGCCCAATCCCTAATAGAGGTTGACCTGAGTGCAGCGTCGAAATCAC